CTTGGGCCTGCCCAACTTATCGTAGACCTGGCCCCACTCGTCAGCGGCCGCGTCATCCTTTGGCAGCACCAGCCCACGGCCAGCCTTGTCAGCACCCAGAAACTTCTCCAGGTTGATGTAGCCGGTAATGGCATCAGACGGGTCTTTCCAGCCCTTGTTCTCAACGAATCCGCGCACATCCTCGGGGAACCCCCCGTACCACGGCTGCCCTGGTTGGCCTCCGGGCGCGGCATTGCCTTGGCCTGCCGCATCAGCAGCAGGGTTGCCAGCAGGTGCTGACCCTTGCATTTCATTCATCGTTTTGATCCTCGTTCAGGTTAAAAATCACCCGGTCTTCAATGTGAAGATGGGCCATGATTCTCAGCCAGACTTCCCGCCTGCCTTCAGCCAGGGCCGAAGCAATTGGGTCAACTGTCCGAGAAATTGGGGAAACGACCGCAGTCGATTGATTGGCCTTGCAGAACTTAGCCAGATCAGCCAGGACAGCCTGGCCGTCTGCGCTCAACTGCCCATTCTCGCCAAGAAACATCCGGCGGTAGGCGTACTTCCGTTTCCGTATCCGTGCGAGTAATTTTTCCATTAGATGGGCAATGAGGCCGGAACCTGACCAGCCATCGCGGCAGTCTCAGCCAATGCCTTGGCACTGTTCGCCACCACAGGCGCGGCCTGCAACAACTGCTGGGCCTCGGCCTGCTGGGCCTGCTCCATCTTCATGGCCTCGATCTCTTCCCGGCTTCTCAGCACCTTGGCCGGAACCCCGTTGATCTCCGACAACTCACGGGCAATCATCTCGGGGTTGAAAATCATCATCACAGACGGATCAATCTGGGCCAATGGGGTCACAGACTCCAGGGTTCGCAGGATCGCCACGCCTTCTTCAGCGCGTTGCGCCCGGTTCAATGGCGAGACATATTCGATCTCGACATTCCCGTCCATCTCAATCATGGCCTCGGGCATGGGCGGCAACACCCCAGCACGGGCCAGGATGTCCAACTCGCGCTCAATCATCGGGCCAAGCATCTCGGACTGCTGGCGGCCCATTGTCGGAGCCAACAGCGCGCCCTTCTCTTGCGCCCTCAACATGGCCTCGGTGGCCGTCATGTTGGGCGACTCCACCAGGATCTGGAACAGGGTAATCAGGAATGCGTCATTGATCACCTTCCTGCGCTGCTCCATCATGTCCATGCCGATGTCTACCCGCGCCCCGGTCTGCAATGGCTGCACCATCTGCTCGCCGCGCTCGTTTACGCCACCAAAGTTGAGCGCACCCGGACGGGCGTTGAACGCCTGTAGAACACCATCCTCTTGGAGCAACAGCGGTGGATCGACAATCTTGTGCGCCGCACGAATCACCGTCTTGCTCATCTCGTTGATCATCTTGATCTCTGGCAAGACCGTCATGGCCGGTGACCTGCCGTAGATTTCCTTTGGCGCGGTGACATACCGGCTCACGGCATAGGGCATGGTCTGGAACCCGCCCTCGCTAATCACAGCCTTGCCATCGGTCGAGATGTAATAGGACACATACGGCATGCCCTTGTAATCCTTGCGGCCCGACATGATGTCTTCATTGGGCTTGACGCAATGGATAAACTCAAACTTGGTCTCGGGCTGCTTCTCAAGAGCCGCACGAACCTTGTCCGGCAGGCGATCCGTACCCCAACGCTGGGCGGCCTGGCGCGCCGTCATCTCAAACTTGCGGTGAACCTTGTCGATAATCCCCGCGTAGTTCTCGCAGAAGTAAACCTCGGACAAGTGGATCGAGCGATACCGAATGCCCGTGCCCACCACATCATCAATGAATATCGCACCGGTGCCAAACGCGCCCAGGCTCATGTAGTTCTCATGCACCTGGCTGGCAAAGTTAGCCTTGGGGTTGTAGCGCACCTGGAACAGAATGTCGGTGACCTCATCCAGATATGCCTGGATCGACTTGTCGTCAGAAATCTCCGGGTTTCGCACCTTCAACTTGTGCCAGCGCATCGTGCGCGGGGTCAGCATGGACTCCATCGCGGCCGCAAAACGCTCCAAGGCCAGGCCAGCAGTCGCATCAAAAACCTTCTCGGTGCGCTTCTCGCCTGGGGTCTTGTTGCTCGCCTGGAACCAATCCTGTCGAGGCAGAACACGCTCCGCAATCTCTCGCCAATGCTCTTCCCAGACCCCTCGGTCTGAGACCATCTGCTCATGCTCACGAATGATGTCTGCAACTCGACTGTCCATCTTATTCCCCTAGCAAGGCTTTCCGTCCCGTCCTGGGACTGCCCATCGTTTCACCGGCCAGCACAGTGGCCGCCCGTCCCTTCACTCGGCGCTGCGCCCTGGTGTCCGACATCGCACGATCAACACCCGCGTCACGGGTTGTCGGCGCTTTCGGAGCCGATGGCGGTGGCGCTGCCGGTGGCGGCGGTGGCGGTGGTGGCGATCCTCTTGATCCTCCCATGTCAACCTCCTAAAAGTGTTTTAGATGCCGTCTTCGGCTGCTCCGACTCGGCCAGTAGACCATCGCCGCCAGCAAGAATGTTCGCAGCACGGCCCTTGCGCCGAGTTTCCTCGTCACGGGTCATGCGAGACTGCTTGGCTTGATCAACGGTTGGCGGTGGCGGTGGCGCTGCCGGGGGCGGTGGGGGCGGTGGAGCAGAAGATCCACCAAACAGTCCAGACATAATGTCCTCCTAAGAAAAGACTTCGTACTCTGTTGTCGCCAACATTGGCCGGTTCATTGGCCGCTTGTTCGCCCGGCGCACCCCCTCAAGGGCATAGCGCAGGGCATCAATCACATGATTCTCTTTGTCTTCCAATATCGGAAGCACTTGCCCGGTGATTTTATCCGTCTTATACGAATAAAGCGACAACTCGTCAATCGTGTGCTTGCACCGGGGATGCACCACAATCTCGTAGGACTTGAGCCATTCGATGCCATCCTCCAGGCTTTTCGGGCCTTTGATGGCCGCGTGGATCTTGGGAAACCCGTTCTTTTTCACATGGCTGATGGTCTCCGGCCTGGCTGAATCAGCCGTGATCGGCCATTTCTCAGCCTCTGGGATCGACATAAACAGGGCAGGCGTGTCCATGATCTCGCACCCAACCTGGTACGCCTCATAGTCCACATACAGCCTGCGGCCCGTGATGTAGCACCGCACCAGCACAGTCGGATCAGTGGCAAAGCCCCAGTCGGCCCCGAACCGCAGCACCGCGTTGACATCGGAATCAAACTCTTCGACCTTCCAGTTGCGAAACACCCTGGCCTCGCTGTTGGTCAGGTAGCCGCCCAGCCAAACATGCCGGTACTTGTCCGGGTCGCGCTTCTGGTCGTACTCCATTTCCTCGCGCAAGACATCAGGAAACCACGGATTGTCCGAGTAGTTGACCTGCACCACACACGCATCATTCGGTGGCGTGTCCCCACGCAACAGCAGATCAACAGGGTCGGACTCTTGGTTCGGGTTCCAGGTAAACCATAACTGGCTCTCAGGCTTTCGTATGGTCGGGCGCAACAGATCCAGGCTGCGCTGGCTCAAAGATTGAGCCTCCTCCACCCAGGCCCGGTCGTAGCCTTCCAGGGACTTGATCGAGTCGGCCGTGTGGTTCTGCATGCCCTGGAAGATGATCAGGCCAGGCCCACGCTTGGACTTGATCAGCGCGTCCTGAACCTCAAAGTAAGCCCCGGCATTCATCTCGGTGATCTTGTTTTCCAGCAGGCGCTTGACCGACTGGTTCAGGGATCGCTGGATCTCACGGACGCAAACGCTCGACTGGCTCTGGTCTGCAATGTGTTCTTCCAGCAGCATCTCAGCAAAGAAATGAGACTTTCCAGATCCCCGGCCACCATGCGCCCCCTTGTATCGGGCAGGTTTAAGCAGGGAAATCCCCCACCTCGGGGTCTTAATCTGAAGTTTTGTCAACGATCACGCGCTCCAACTTCTGGAACACCACCGGGTTGTTCGCGTCACCAGCCAACTGCAACTTGTCGCCATACACCTTGGGCAAGACCTTCGACAGCATCCACTTCCGGGTGTCCACCCGCAGCCGGTGGTACTGGATCGCCGCGTGATCCATCTTGTTGTCGCCCGTCAATGGCGGTGGCGTGTCGCTAATCTCCATGATCTCTTCAGCCCACCGCTCGGCCTGCAAATGCCTGGCTCGCGTGTATTGCGTAGCAAAATCCTCAACATTATCAAGCACCCAAGACCTCACCGTGGCCTCGTTAGGCTTTCCCTCATCCCGGCAGATGGCTCGCAGGCTCTCGCCCTTGGCTAGTCTGTCGCAGATTTCGTCTGCCAATTCCTGGGTGAATAGTCCTCTTCGTTCTCTCATAACCAATGCACATCCATGTCGAATATCTCGTTGATTTCCTTGTCGATCCAGTTAGCCAGCCAAGTAATCATTTGAGTTTCCTTGCTCCGGGGTTGCTGTTGCGCTTCAGTATCTTCGTGCCAGTATCTGCCCGGTTGTACTCCTTGGCAACAGATTGAGGCACTCCCACCTTCTTGGCGAACTCAGGGTCATGGGCCGCAGCCGCCATCAACTTCGCCTGGGCCTTGCTCTTGCTCGGCATGTCAGCCCTTCATGGCTTCAGCGCCAGGGTTGCGCTTCCTGCTCAATGTCCTGGCAGCAGTCTTCTCAGAGTCCCTGAACGCCTTGGCCGTTGGTGCGCCCTCTTCACCAGGCTCACGCATGCGCTCACCAGATCCAGCCTTGATGCGCTCACGCTTTCGGTGAATGTTGGCATAGAGTCCGGGCTTCATTTCTTGGGGGGCTTCTTGCCCTTGCCTTTTCCGTACATAACCACCTCCGTTTAACACGCGTTCAACACATGACCAACATGGGTAAGGGCTGCACGGGCCTGCTACTCAGGTGCGCCGTTTGGTCTCTGGCAACCCTCACTCATCTTGGTAGCGGTGGCTGGATTTGCACCAGCGGTCTCCTGCTTATGGGGCAGGCGAGATTCTCCTTCTCCACACCGCGCCGAAATCTTAATCATGCCACCAATCTCATCAGCAACATCAATCGTCAGCACGAACCGATTATCATCCACTCCCCACGCGTCTGCAATACCGTCCAACCCTGCCTTCAAACTCGCCAGCATGTTGTCCAGGTCTCGCTTCTGCTTGTTGGGCGGGTAAAACACAATGCTCAAGTGGATCTTGCCATCGAGCGCAGGCTTGGCAACCTGCTTGGCAGCAGCCCATCCCTCTGCTCGATAGAGTTTCTTGTACTTCGCCAACTTCGACCAGTGAACCCTGGCGTTGGGGTTTAACTCCTTTGGCGGCCAGGGCAGGGTGATCATTGCAACGCCTCAATGGTTTTCGCCAGCAGATCCATCTCGTCCAACTTCTGAATCCGCATCAGGCTCTTGTCCCCGTGTATTCCGTTGGGGCCGGTATGGCAATCAGGGCACAGGGGCACAACCAGGTAATTGCTCGCCCGTTGCGCCATGCCCTGGCCCTCGCGCACATGATGCAACTGCACCCCATGCACCCCACAGACCACGCAGGGCAACTCGGCCACCCGGCCCATGTAGCGTTTATCCCTGCTGCTCACGCCAGGCCACGCACTG